GTATTGACAAACGCTTGAAATCAGTTTAGTATAAAAATCAGCCATCAACTATTGCCATTTTCAGAAAGACGCTCTAACACAGCGTCTTTTTTATTTCCCTTGATGCCCTTATTTTTGACATAGCTTGGAGCGAACGTTACGTTAAACCAGCTCACTACTGGCAGCAGGCGACCGATTAGTTCCAAGCAGCCTACACTCCTTACTCCTTTTTAAGTTGCCCCGCTGAACCTGGCGGGGCACTCTGTGGATGGGTGAAACAGTTTCCACGCTAGGGTCATAACCTAGAGACAGTTGGTGCGACTCCAACATCCGCAACCAATCGAACACAGCCCGTCAGCCCCTTCAGAGTTAATGATTCTGGAGGATTTACATCCCTGGCGGGCTTTTTATTTGGAGGGAAAATGCCACTGGTCTGGGATATCCTGCCCATCAAAACACTGGTTTCTCTGATTAAGTTCCAGTATGAGCACTATGGGACGAAACTTGACCTGCTTATCGAATCAGAGAAGTCCCCTATCACGTTTGAACCCAACATCAAAGAGTCGGAAATAGAACACGAGATGAGACAGCGTCCGCATCATCCCGCACAGGTAGTTTAACTATGGTTTATCAAAAGAAAAATCCAGAAAGAAAACGCTATATGCACCTAACTGACCTCACGCCGCAGGTGATTGACACGCTGATTGGCGACATTAGCCCGCTTTCTACTTCATTCAAACAATATTGACTGAACTACACTATACCCAAAGTGGGCATTATCCCGAATAGGAGAGTGAGAGCATAGAAGTTATTGAAAGGGTAATAGAGTACAGACGCCCTGATACATTCTCGCTCTTTCCGTTTTCAGATGCTCATTTAGGAGCTAGAGAGTCGGCAGAATCACAGCTAATCCACAGAGTTGCCGATTGCACTAAACTAGGACGGCTCGGGCTGGCTATTGGTGTCGGTGACTGGCACGACTCAATAACCAAGCATGACAAAAGATTCCGCATGACAGGACTTGCTCCCTGGGTGGAAGAGAGTAACATCATCGATTCGCAGAGAAGGCGCTCGAAGGAAATCTTCGAGCCTTTAACCGAAGAAAACCAACTGATAGCCATAGGCACTGGTAATCACGAAGAGACAATTCACCAAATGCACGATGACGATATTATCCGTAATCTGTGCCGTGATATGAAAGTCCCCTATGCTGGCTACCAGGCGTATATCGTTCTGAAATTCAAACGGCAACATTCCTGTGAGGTACATGAGGTTGTTATTCATTCATGGCACGGTTCAGGGGCGGCACAAACCGAAGGGGCGAGGTTAAACCGCCTGATACGGCTTGTAAATGACATAGAAGCTGACATTTACCTTATGGGGCATCTCCATGCTATAACTTCACATACACCCGACAGGCTGGTACTACGCAACGGCAAAATACGGAGTATGCGGTTAGCGGCGACTATAACAGGTTCATGGTTGAAGACCTATAACCAACCCAATGAAGATGAGCAATTAGACCCCACATATGGTGAGGAGAAAGGTTACAAGCCCAGCAGGATAGGATGCCCGATTATCAAGATTACGCCCGACAATTTTAATTCACCTCATAAAGACGCTTTCACAGTGGAGAGTTGATGAAATTAGTCTATCAGAATAAGGAATCATCTGAAATCACGTTAGAGGGATAATCGTGCGATTTAATGACGACCATAAGGTTTTAGTTGACTCAATGACTCCTGTGGAAGCTCGTGCCTTTCTGTTGTTTTTAGACCACGAGGAACGCAAGCATAAGAACGCCATAGAACACGCTAAGAGCGAAATCGCCAACTCTAACAAGGAATCACAGCTAGAATATGCCCTCAATCAATTCTACGCATCAGCCATATTGAGAGACGAGGACGATTTACAGGATATAGCACTACTGAGAATCAAGGTTAAAAGACTGTTTGGATGGCTATGATGACAACGATTAAACAGGAGGTAAGCGATGAAAGTAAGCCTCCTCCGAGTGATATGGATTCTAATGCAAGGGGCGTTTCTGCCCCTTGTTTATTTTTCAGGCAAGTACGAAGGGACTGGCTTAGGCTCAGTCCTCTTTTTATGTTACATCGTTCTCGTGTATCTCGACGCTGTATTAACCTGTAAATTATTTGAACCAAAAGATAAGGCATAAAACTATGACTACCAAACCAAATTCACTAACAAAGAAAACAACTGGCACTAAAGAGAAACGTGAGTACGCTACTCCGTATGAGAAGTTGCGTATTGCTGATAAACTCGATGCGATTGCCGGCTGGATTATGCAGGGCAAGACCGATGACAACATTGCGGAAATGCTGGGTGTCTGCCGTAAAACCGTGTTTAACTGGAAGACTGAACACCCGGAATTTGCCACTTGTTTCATAAAGACAAAACAAATCAGACTGGGCGAGTTAATAAAATCGGCGTTCAAGCAGGCAACCGGCTATGACTATACCGAAGACGTAATCAGCAAAACGACCGGTGAGGTGGTTTCACTACGGAAACACCAGCCGGGCAATGCCACTCTGGTAATGTTTATGCTCCAAAACCATTTGCCCGATGAGTATAGAGATATGCGGAATATAGATGTGGGCGGTACAGTCACTATAAAAGTGGTGGAAGATGGGAACAACGGGCAGTAAGGAATATGTTGTCCATCTTCGACAATCCACTGCGTCCAATGGCAAAAAACACGAACCTCAAGAGAAGTTTGTTAATTCCGAAGCAAAGCGTATAGCCATAAAAGCAGGGCGCCGCGGCGGCAAAACAGTAGGAATAGCCAAACGTGCGATTAAACGATTCCTTAAAGGCAGACGACAGCTTTACGCCGCTCCTACCACAACACAGACCGATGCTTTCTGGTACGAAATAAAAAAGGCATTGCGTGAGCCGATAGACGCCGGCGTTTTCAAGTGCTCTGAGACGGAAAAGTTTGTAGAAGTCCCGCACACAAAGCAACGTATCAAGGCGAAAACGGCGTGGAATGCTGATACGTTACGCGGTGATTATGCTGACGACCTGTATCTTGATGAGTTTCAGCTTATGGCAGAGGATACGTGGAGCGATGTAGGCGCCCCGATGCTGGCAGATAACAATGGTGACGCGGTATTTATCTTCACCCCACCGTCCTTGAATGCTACCGGCGTATCTAAAGCCAAAGACCCGCGCCACGCATCCAAGCTATTTAAGAAGGCACTAGAGGACAAAACGGGTTTATGGGAGACATTTCATTTTACCAGTTTCGATAATCCGTTCATATCGCACGATGCCCTGAATATGATTGCCAATGATATGTCTCTGGACTCATACCGCCGTGAGATTATGGCAGAAGACGACGAAATAGAAACATCGTGGCTGGTACACTCCAAGTTCAACGAAGCGCTTTGTAAGGTCAAGCGTTTCGATATACCTAAAAATTGGGAAGTGTTCACCGGACACGACTTCGGACAGGCTAATCCAGCAGCCTTGTTTCTGGCAAGGGTGAAACTGCCGTTACCGCCAGGCGCACCGCCGCATATGCGATTAAATGACCTGGTGGCTTTCAGGGAATATGCCCCGGGTGCAGGATTCTCCACAGCACAGCACGTAGCACGCTGGAAAGAACTAACGCAGGGCTACACTGTCATCAAACGTATTGGCGGAAATCAGAACACGGAAGATGCCGCACGGAATGAGGCTTCGATGCACGGTTGGTACATTGAAGCACCAACTATCGGCAGTGTCAACGCACAACTAGACCGCGTTATCGGGTTAGAGGAACAGAACAAAATCTACGTCTTTGAAGATTTGTTTGGGCTTCTTGCTCAGATAGCCAACTGTATGTGGGTACTGGATGAGCAGAACAAACCCACCAACAAGATTAAGGACGAAGCGCGGTATCACCTTCTGGCAGCTTTAAGGTACATCGGGAGTTACTTCACACCGGAGACAGTTCAAAGAACTCCATTAAGGCAGGTATTTGCGGTATGAGTACACTAGATATGGTTCAGGAAAGAGAAAAGGAATTACAGCCTCTTTACGACCGTATGGACTTGGTGGCTAAACAAATTGCAACGGGCGACCCAAACTCTATGTACCAGATGATGAGACTGGATATACCCAGCAAGCCGGTTGACCACGTTGTCAATATCAAACTTAACTTAGCCGCTTCTTACTGTGAAAACCTGAAAATATTAATGACCGGAGCCATATCGCAGTGTGTCGTTGAGGGTTATAAGAACAACCGTCCACTGAATGACAAGGAAAAGGCGAAGATTGAGGACTTTGTTTCAATTCAGTACGACATAATTGACGATATTCTGGTAAACAGCGGAGAAGACCCGTTTATGTCCTGGGCGGCAGACCAGATGATTAAAAGGGGCGGTGTGTGCGGCTATCAGATGGCGTCAATAGAAGATGGCATTTATATCCCTGAGTTCGTGAAGTGGGATAGACGCTATGCCGCTTACGAATATGACCGGAATAAGATAGCATGGGGCAGTTTCCGATGGTTAAGGAAGCCAAGTTCACTAAAAAGGCATTATCCTGATGCTGAAATCAGAGAGAAGGACGTGTTGAATGGGCTGGTTAATGGATTCACCTTCGTCGATGACAAGGTGGAAGAAATATGGGTGAATGACCATCTGGTAAGCAGCAAACCGCATATGTTCAAAGAAACACCCGTTATCATCCAGCGATGTTATTCAGGCTCTACTTTTCAGGATAGCGACCATATCGCCAATCAGGGAGAAAGCGCTATATTCCTTAACCTTGATTTATACGATGAGAAAAATAGAGCCGCCAGTATTGAGGCGACATTAGCGATGAAGGCTATACATCCGGCTTACCAGAAAACCCGTAAAGATGGTGGGGCAGCTTCAGAAGGCACTAACGGACAAGCTGGTCCCGCTTATCCTGACAAAGCGGGCGCTGTTACAGAGGTTTACGAAGGTGAGGAATATCAACTCTTGCAGGTAGCGGACTTAAAGCAATCGGCTATGATGGCGAAACAGGACATCGACAGAGCCTTACAGTTAGGCGGTCAGGACGTAGATGTCGGCAATACCAGCGATATGTCAATGGTAGCGATTGCCAAGACAGAGGAAATCCGCAATAAAGCATTAAATCCGGGGCTGGCAGCGATAGCGGTATTCAAACAGAAGCACGCCCGATTGATGATAAACCAATATTTGGCGCTACTTGGAGCGAAACTCAAGGTGCCGGCGGAGTTAGGCGTTCCGGGACGTAAAAAGACTTTCTCAAAGAGTGACTTCGACTGCGACTTTAGCATCCGTTTCAACTATCAATCGAAATCAAAAGAGATGGATATTGCGAATCTGGCATTATTCATTTCTACTGAGGGGAAACTGCCCGACAAGGTACGTTATGAGACTATTTTACAGGCTGAAAATCCGGGTGAATGGATGGCTTTAATGGATAGTCAGAAAGCCGAACAGATAGACCCGATTATCGGCATCCAGAGACGAGGACTGGCGTTATGTGATGAGGCGGAGGAACTGGAGGGTGACGCAAAGGACGCGAAACTCATAGAGTCGATGGTGCTTTGCGAAAGGCAGGTAGCAATCATTATGTCCCGCAAGAATCCGCAAGCACAGTTAGAGCCGGAACAGGCGAAACAGGCGGGTAATGGCGCAGGGAATATCCTGCCGAAGATGTTAGGCGGTAACAGTGGTGCATCCCAGACAGCCAATGCGGAGAAGGTGGCAAGCTAATGGGGATTAAATGGAACAAGAAAATGTATCTCGATAAAATCAACAAAGCCCTGATGACACCTGCCGTTAATCCTGCAACAGGAATGGCGGGAACAACCGGGCAACCGAATGTGATTCAAATGCTTAAAGATAAGGCTCAGTCTATGATGAAGCCGAAAACTCCCCCGACAGGAATGGTCTAAATGCCGATTTCACTTCAAGATTTAATGAGGAAGTTTCAGGGTGCTGATGTTAAAAAGTACCTTGACGCCTATTTTTCAGGTCAAGATATAGATTTAACGCCTGAAGATATAACTAACTTTGGTTATCCACTTGATGCAGGATGGGGAATGAAACTCACACCTGATAGCGCAGGTGGTGGCTTTGGTGAGAAATTTACCAGTCCGGAAGGCTGGACGGTTTCACGTACCGGTAGCGGCGTTAAATATACCTCACCAGAAGGTAACGACTATACAGATGATGAGTTAAACCGCTTACAGTATGACCAGACCACGCAGATAATGACCGATGATATACCTGCCGGCGGAAAGATAGACCAGAACTTAAGCGTTGATCTGGCAACCGTACCTATTTCGCAAGATGATAACGATACTGATATGCAGGCTTTGTGGGATGCCGTAATGCCGGGGTATTCTCTGGACGCTTTCAGTAATCTAAGCCAAGCGCAGACTGCTAATAATGCGACACAGAGAGGAGAACTTACTAGCGACACTGGATCGGATTTAATAACGGCACAGAACGATGTTGACGCCCTCTATGAACAGATACAGAAAGTCGGCAGGACACCCGACATGGTGAAGTTGCTCAAGTGGATGGGCGCCACCGATGAGGATATTGACCAGATATTTGGGATGACTACTACTGGTAGTACCACTCAAACAACAGGTGGTGATTATCCATTCCAGATTACAGGCGATGACGGCAAAACTACCGACCTTGTTATGAAAACTGACGGATTTATCTATCAGGGTGATAAGAAAGTAGCAAAATTCAATCCTGAGACGCAGAAGATTGAGCCAATAGAGCAGGGATTCTGGGGTAAGGCTCTCAATGGAGTCCTGAAAGGTCTTGAAGTTATAAATAAGCCTATGGAATTACAGGGCAGACAGAACTTTGCTACTGGTGCCGACCCGATGCAGACTAACTTTGATAAAGAGGTCAGTCAGCCTGCTCAAGCAGAACTAGAGAAACTACTCTCTGATAATGGGTTAAATCCTAGTGGTGCAGTGCCCTCTAATCTCAAAGCACAGGCAACCGCTATTCAAAAGAAGTATGAGGATGCTTTCTATGCCAAGTACGGCAAAGATGTTTTTAGTCCAGAGAAGTTAAGAGACCGCTACCGTGAGACTGCATGGTATGAGCAATTACTCTATGAATTACCATCAACACTACTGGCTGGTTTAATTGCTACTCCTATATCAGGCGCAGTCAAAGCGGCAAATATCAGTAAATTTGTTAAAGTACCTACTAGGATAGCACTGGCTCTTTATGACCTACCCGCTGGTGAGGCAGGTGCGTTTTCCTTTGACTTTACCAGGACACAGGCGACAAAGACATTAGATGAAATTGCCAAGACTTCTAAGGCGTTAGCTGACGCGGTAACAATCACGCCGGAGACCACAAAGCTGTTAAAGACTCTCGGTTACACTCAGAAAGAAATACTACTGATGAAACCTGCCGATGCGGTCAAGGTACTCAAGAAAGCGCAAGGTGCGATAACTAAGGGGCTGGAGAGCGGAGCGGAGACTATCAGGGCTGGGGCGAAAGCTGGCGCAGAAGTAACTCCCGACATAGCCAAGACCGCCAAGAATGGTATAACAAACAATATGACCGAAACTCCCGATGAATTACTAAAAGCCTATAAACTTGGCGTGGAAATAAAAAATAAGGGTCTAAATATAGACTCAACCCAGGACCTTTCTAAATGGGCTTATAATGGCGTAGAGGGTTTGCCAAGTTTTGATAGTGTTGATTGGTCAGACCCCTCTAAGCACATCTTTAGAGAAGCAGGGGCAAAAGGGCAAGATATACCACGTAAAGTAATAGGTTATCGTTACGGCGATATACCAGAAAGTGGCGTATCTTATAATTTTCGGGAACAACGACCACAAAAAGGTATATCTTTAATGTATCTTGAAGGAGTAAAACCAACTGAAGACGCACGATTATACGAGCTTTTTAATAAAGGAAACCGTAAATTACAACGGTATGAGGGTTATTTCGCAGGATATGGTGATGATGGTGAACCACTTATAGTTAACGCAAAAAAAATACCTCCAGATACACCGAAAGGGAAATCCCCCAAATTTGATTTAGAGTCTGAATTATCAGCAGTCGATGGAGAGATTGCTAAGTTAGAAAATCCCCCCGCCAAACCTCCGGAAGTCCCGCCTGTTAAGAAGATGCCAGAGCCACCAGAGATTCCACAACAGCCTATCGAAAACGCTACCAAGCAGATATTAGACCATATCTCTACCACCACTAGTAAGACATCTTTTACTGAGAGAGTGAGGCAGGGATTCACCAGGGCAAAGCGTGATTGGGTTGATAGTCTTTACCCGATTGACAGGTATGTTGCAGAAGCCAAAAAAGATGGTGCCGCTATCGATGTGGCGGATAATCCCTACATCCAAGCCAGATTGCTTGCGGGCGTTTCCTCTAAGGCAGAGACATTCCTTGAAGCTGGTACATTCGGGCGGAAATTAGAATATATCACCAAGAAAGGGAAAACTGCAATCAAGTACAAAGGCGAGGGATTATCGCAAATCCTGAAACCTGTCTCCAAAAACTGGCAGGACTTTTCCGCTTACGTAACCGCTATACACGCTAAGGAATTAGGGGATTTGGGGATTGAAACTGGTATTAAAGCCGATGTTGCCCTTGCCGCTATGACCGAACTTGAAAAGAAATTTCCCGAATTCAGTAAGGTTGCTATCAAACTCCATAAGTATAATGCTGACCTGCTGGATTACGTTTTTGAATCAGGGTTGATAAGCAAAGAACTTCGAGAAACCTTAAACGCCAAATATTATGCCTACGTGCCTTTTTACCGAGTCTTAGACGAAGCGCAATCGGCGGGCTTTATGGGAAAAAAGATGGCGAATATCGCCAATCCTATCAAGCGTATTAAAGGCTCGGAACTAGAAATCATCAATCCGCTAGAGAGTATTGTCAAGAATACGTATGCCATGATTAGTGCCGCTGACCGAAACCAGATAGGTATTTTAATGGCACGACTGGCGAATGAATTCCCGGACTTGGCAGATGCTTTCAAGGAAATAAAAACACCGATAGCTAGAGTAGCACAAGTTACACCCGCCGAATTAGGTTTGAAAATGACGGGTGTCAGCGATGATGTTCTCAATCAGGTGTTTGATGTGTTCAGACCGACTTTCAAGACCGGTGAGAATGTTGTTACCGTGATGATTGGCGGTAGTAAGAAATTCTTTGAGGTTGACGCCGATTTATACAAAGCCCTTATGGTCACAGATAAGACCGACTGGGGCTTTGTCGGGAAACTGCTATCCTATCCTGCTAAATGGTTGCGTGCTGGGGCGACACTATCACCTGATTTTATGATTCGCAACCCTGTGCGTGACCAGTTTTCAGCATTCATTTATTCCAGGTACGGTTATATACCAGGTGTGGACTTTGTTAGTGGTTTGGCTCACATCCTCAAAAAAGATGATATTTACCGGATGTTCAAGGCTTCTGGAGCGGAACATTCTATGCTCGTCAGCATGGACAGAGAAATAATCGGTAAGACTTTCAAGCAGATAGTCGAGGGTAAAAAGTTCACTGACTATGTTAAGCATCCCCTTGAATTATTACAAATCACATCGGAATTGGGAGAGAAAGCAACCAGGTTAGGCGAATTTGCTAAAGCTATCAAGGCTGGTGCCAGTTTGTCAGAAGCTGGCATAGCGGCTCGTGAAGTGACACTGGACTTTGCGAAAGCTGGTACACAAGCGAAAGCACTTAATACGATTACGGCATTCTTCAACGCTCAGATACGCGGTGTAGATAAAATGCTGACTGCATTCAAAGAAGCGCCAATCAAAACATCCGCAAAAGTAGCCAGCTTTATTACTGTGCCTTCCGTGCTGTTATATCTAGTAAACCGTGATGACCCGCGCTGGAAGGAAATACCGCAATGGCAAAAAGACGCATTCTGGATTGTGATGACAGATGATAACATCTACCGAATCCCCAAGCCTTTTGAACTCGGTATGATTTTTGGCAGCGGACCCGAAAGGTTCTTGGAATATCTTGATACAAAAGACCCGCAGGTTTTAACCGAATTATTTAACAATATCGTAGAAGGCATGGTGCCAGGTTTATTGCCAACGGCAGTAGAGCCTCTTGTCGAAAACTGGACAAACTTCAGCTTTTTTAAGAATGCACCAATCGTCAGTGAAGGCAAAAGTAATCTACCGCCTGAACTACAATATACCCGCTACACATCTGAACTGGCAAAGAAAATGGGAGAGCTACTTAATTATTCTCCCGCCAAGATAGACAACCTCATTCAAGGGTGGACTGGCGGGTTAGGGAAATATGCTGTTGCGATAATGAGTTCCATACTGAAAGGCACGGGCATATCACCTGACATTACAATGCCGTCTGTTGAACTGGCAGACTATCCCGGTATCAAAGCATTTGTTGTGAGAAACCCGATTGGTTCATCCAGCAAGTCCGTGGAGACTTTTTACGATACGCTAGACACTTACAATCAGAATGAGCAGTATCTTAAACAGATGCTAAAGAATGGTGAGCAGGAGAAGTTTGAGAAGTTTAAGTCCGAACATCCTGAATTATTGTTTTTCTATGATTGGAACGCAGACGAATCCTATTCAGCCGCCGCTCGCTATCTTCGCACAGTAAGCGGTCAATTATCAGATATAAGTAAGAAAGAAGATGAAATCTATAAATCAACCTCGCTTTCGGCAGAGGCAAAACGGCAAAAGGTTACTGAACTTGAAACCCTGAAATCGGACATCGCACGAAAGGCGCTGGAACTTTATAAAGGCACGGCACCAGAACAGATAATTACCGAGCAGTTGAACGAATTTGTTGATAAGTTAGGCACGGTTAAGGATGATGCTCCTGAACTATCTATCAAACCCGATGACATTTACGATATGAAAAACCTCTGGACTAACTTCGGTCAAAAATTACAAAATGTACCAGTCGATGTTATCAAATCCGTACCTCTGGCAGTGTCATACCAGCAAGCAGTCGAGACGCAAAAAACGGTCGATTCCACGCTTAACGAAAAGTATATTGACGTTAATGCCGATACGAACAAAGGCGACACTTATAGAGAGTATTATAACCAGTGGCTTGAAAGGTCAAAGATAACCGACCCCGCCACTTTGGAATTGTTTAATAAGGCTTATCCTAATGCTTACAAAGGCAATTTTACCAAGCGAGAACTTGACTTACTCAACCAGTACCATTCTCTATCTAAAGACGAGCAAAAGCAATTCCTGAAAGACCATCCCGAACTTTCCCAGAATCCCCGCGATGAATGGTTAAAATCTCATCCAGAGGACAATGCCCGCCTTGCCATCTGGGGACAGGCTAAAATCTTAACACAGAGCGCCTACGACAAGGCACAGCAGATGATTAAGGACTTGGATATACCCGATAGTGCCGTAGTTGACTATCTACCACCGAAAGACATAGCAACCGATTACTTCAAGTACAACGATATGCTCAATGAATTCAGTCCGTCCAGCGCCGAGGTTAAACTGCTTGGCTTGAAAAATCCTAAACTGTTTGAATACTTGAAACGTGACGCCGTGACCGACAACAAGAAGGTGCTGGAACTTCAGGCTAAGAATAGGGATGTTGACCCCGAATCACCGGCTTACAAAGACGACATGGAGCGGATTGAAGCTCTGAAACTTGGCGCAGACGATACGCTAACGGAGAAATGGGTAAAACGTAGTCAGTTAGTCCGTGAAACCTCCGCTAATTCTGCCGAAGCTAAACTTTACCTTATCGATAATCCCGAAATCCATAAATGGGCTTTGCAGACAGGACAATTAACCGATGACGGCTCAGACTGGAATGAGGATGTACTACGGATAGATGCTAAGTATCGTGAACAGGACAAAGCGTATGACGCACTACAAGACACACAGGCTAGGCAAGACTACCTGAAAGCTAACGCTGACTATGCTACCGCTCGGCTACAACGTGCGGGCTATCAGGTGGGCTTACAGGGCGACCTTAACGCTAAGTACGTGACCTATAATCAGCTACCGACCTCTGGCGGATGGCGGGACAGGTATCTATTGGCTAACCCCGATTTTACTCAAGCGACAGGTAAGACAATGCCCGATGTTTCACAGGTAAAGCCCGAAGCCTACGACTTACTCAATGAAAAGACCGATAGAACACCCGCCGAAGACCTGAAATTGAAAGCCTATCAGTCGGATATACCAGAACAACACATCAACAATTACGTGACCTATTACAGTCTGCCAGATAAGGGATATGTCAGAGAACGGTATCTGCAAGCCAACCCTGAATATTATCAGACTACCTGGCTTGGCGTGTTGGGTAATAAGCCGATTGACTTCAAGAAAGTGCCGACCGCCAACGTGGAAAGTCTGCTGGACATCTACGACAATCTACCGACCTCTGGCAAGCAACGTGAGGCGTTTAGAGCACAACACGCCGACCTCGACACATATCTGGTGGATGTCATTGGACTGAAGCCTCTGGGACAGGTTAAGAAGCGTACAACCGAATCAGAGTTCATTGAACGGTTTATCAGGAACGAACAACTGGCAGGCATCAGATGAAAAGAAGATAATCAACACTTATCACGCACAGGGGTTACAGGCACTTGGAATATTAACAAGTGCCTTTTTTATTACCCGAAACAGGAGGTTAGTTTATCACAATGACAACAGACAGGAACGCTGAAGGAACTGGCAATACCACTCCTAAAGCCTCCGAACAGAAACCGACAGTCTTCACACAAGACCAGGTTAATCGGATGATGTCCAATGCGAGGGCAGAGGGCGGTAAGGTCGCAACGGAACGCTGGAAAACAAAGGTACTCGACCAATTCAAAGACGACCCGACCAAATTTGACGCTCTGCAAGCCAAGATACAGGCAGAGGAAGCCATCGCAAAGGCAGAGGCGGACAGTGCTGAACTCGAAGCACTGCGCAACGAGAAAAATCAGTGGATAGCCGGTCAAGAACTAACAAAAAGACAGACTAAAGCCGCGGAACTCGCTAAAGAGAAAGGGGTTGACCCTGCATCTCTCATTAAATTCGCCTCAAAGTTATCCGATGATGAGCTGGCGGCTCTGGCTGATACCCTGCCAAAAGCGGGGAACAACAGTCAACAGCAAGCCGGGACTTTCAGACCTGACTCCGGTGGAATTGGCGGCGGTGGTAAAGAAAACCTCGAAGTATTACTCAAAAAGAACATAAAACGTATGAGTCCTAAAGAACTTGAGGAACACAAAGCCGCTATTAAAGCGGCACAAAAAACGTAGAAATTACAGGAGGTATTAATCAATGGCTGATATGACTGCCACTACAATGGCAACCTTTTTACCTGAACAATGGAGCACCTTAGCAAGCATTACTTACCGTCAGTCTGCTACGCTTCCGCCGCTTATGGACAGACGATGGGAACCTGAAATCGGTGTCGGCAAAGGTGATACCGTTAATATCCCGACCTTTGCACAGAACGCAAGAACCGATGTCACCAAGAGATCAACCTTCGGCACCGGCGCCGCCGTAACTTTCGTAGCTGACACTGAGAGCCAAGTGCAATTAGTCGTCAACCAGATGGCTTATTACGCCTTCAGAATGCCGTTTGAAATGAACGTGCAGAAAATGGCGCAATATTTAACATTACTCGAAACGTCAGCACCGCAGGCAATCGCACGTCAGGTTGACTATGAACTGGCATCCGATGGTACTAATGGCTTTGATGCATTTACAGCTATCGGCACAGACAATGTGGATGTTTCCGAGGCGGTGGTGTTGCAAGGCGAACAAAACCTGAACGATAATGTTGCGCCATTAAATGGGCGTTACTTCGTATTCTCCCCTGCAACCTACACTTCCCTTATTCAAATTGAAGCCTTCCGCAACCAGTTGTATGCCAACAGTATCGGGAATCTGTCAGGCAGCAAGGGACCGGGTTATGTCGGTAAAATCCTGACACTGGACTGTTATATGCACGCTGACCTTGAAGCCGGCACATCCGGTAAAAAGAACTTCATCGGACAGACAGAGGCTATCGCTTTTGCTGAGCAACAGTCCGTGAAGATTGAAAAGGCAATCAACATCACAGACGGCGGTTTCAATGAATATATGGCATACAACTGCTATGGATTCAAACAGGTCGAATCTGCTTTCGGTCGAGAAGTGGACGGAAAATAGGAGGGCTTAAAACTGTGTTGTACGTGAAGGGTATATGGGAACGTGGGACTTTTACTATACCAGACGACACACCCGATGACAGGATTCAATTCAAAAAAGATGAATACAAACGTGAGTTCGGGCAACTTCTGGAGGCACAAGGGTTCTCCGTTCTTGAAATGACTAATCCTTCACCTACCACACAGAAAATGAAAGCCGAACCCGGACGCAAGCGATATGACGTTTACGCCAGGGTAATCCGAAAGCCTGAAGTAATCAGGTTTTCCGTTCCTGACCTTGCCGTTCCTGCCTTACAGGGGCAGGGCTTCAAATTACTTGACTAAATAAACGAGGAGGAAATAGATGTCTTTACCTATACCTTTCCCTTCGGATGGACTGATCCAACGAAAAACAAATATAGGCTATGCACGCAACCTATGGATTCCCTCATCTTTCGACTACGATGTGTTCGAGGATAAATTCTGGGGTGACTTAATTCGTGATGAATACCCCGCCGCTAAAACTAATGGAACTTCGGCGGCTGTAACTTTTGCAGAACACAACGTCAACGGTTATCTATCGCTTGTTTCCGGCACTGACGACAACGGTTATGCAGGACAAGGCTTAGGGCTTCAATTCACTGGTGATAGAGGTCTCTTAGCTGAGTTTCTTGTTACCACCCCCGCGGCTGTAACCACGATGAAATTTGAAGTCGGCGTATCTGACGCTGATGATGATGCTGGTGCTATCAATCTAAAGACTACACCAACCTTAACAGCTACCGATTGCGCTGTATTCTGCCTTGATACCGATGATGACGCCAATATCGCTTTTATCACGGGCAACAGCGGTTCGGCAACAGCCACACAGGACATCGTGGCGATAGCAGCTTCCACGACTTATCGCTTGGGCGTAAGAGTGGAGGGTGATAGTGTGTCTGCATATATTAACGGCACGCAGGTAGCATCCGGCACGATAGAGGGCGGTTCTGCTCTCACACCCTGGGCATTTGTGCAGGCAAGAGCAGGCACTGCATCCAGAACGCTAATACTGAACAAATGGCGTGTTATTCAACCGGCTTACTAAACAAAAAACAAAATAAACAGGAGGAAATATTACTATGACTTTCGTTTCGAGAACTTTACCATCCACTGTCGGCGCAGGGCAATCAGTTTCGGCAGCGACCAACAGGGCGGAGGAAATACGCTCCGCTCCGTGGCTTTTCGATAAGGCGCTTGAAGGAAGCGTTTATATTGCAGGACACGGCTTAGAGGAAACTGCAACTGACGGCGAGGCATCTTTAGATGAGACCACGCCGTCCTTTATGCTTATGGCTCCTACAAGCGGCACTATTGTTGTGCCTATCTGGGCTGAAATGAGGACTCACACCGAAGGCGGCGCTGCCCCTGACATTTATTTATCTTATGTTGGTGTAGATCGCACTTCCGGCGTTACTTATACCAGTCTCGATAAACTTCAGATGGCAGGAACCGCCACGACTTCATCCGCCATCGCCGCTAAGACCATTTCTACCGTTACGGCAATCACTTCAGCCCAAACAGTCCTTCTGGCTCGCAGGGCAAACATTCTGGATAATCTGATCTCCGTAGAAATGGCGACTACCGGTACTGTCGAAGCCCCGGGTGCCAATGTACTCGGACTGGAGTTCGACTTCTGGAATAAGTTCCACGGTGCCTTTGTTCTCAAGGGCGGAACTTCAATTATGCTTCATACTTCTACCGGTACTTCTGATTCTGCATACTCCGTGACATTCTGTTGGGCGGAAATCCCGGCATCCACCTATGGGTTGAGCTAACTGAAAAGGAGGCTCTGATATGGCAGACAGAATCTTGACATGGTTTATTCCCGGAGTTCTCTCGAACAATGTTGAGGGGACAAATGCAAGTATCGAGTATGTGGCTGATGAGGATTATAGACCTGTGGTTACTCTAATGAGCCAGAAAGAAGCGCAGGCGGGTGAGGCAAATGTCATCGATATTAATGATGATGGTGTCAGTATTTTCGGGGATATTAAACCATCTCTGAATCAAGGTGTACTGACCTCTGAATTCGATGTATTCAGCAGTAGCTTAGCCTATATTGCTAAAGGCTCTGTAATCACGCTGGACATCGACCAGATTTCCGGCACTACACCCGGTTCGTCACTCACGGTACATCTCGAACTTGTTAAAATCTAACAATTTAGCAGGTCGCATCTAATTCTTGGGGCGGATATACCTGACAAAGTATCCGCCCTTTTTATTTTCCAAAACTATCTATTTATCTAGGAGGTTCAATATGAGTGGCGCAATATATCCAGCAGGCGTAGTCTCAATGAAAGGCGAGACTTTATCGCTTTCAACAACACTTGCCAGTTTAGGTATGCCCGGAGTGGAAACCAAACAGGCAATTATTTACGTACCCAGTACAGACTTCAGGCTTCACGTAAACCCCCGCTTACTTGCAGCCTACATTTACGACAATTCACAGACAGGAACAGCAAAATGGATTGATAAATCTGTCTTATTGGAAAGCAGGGGAACAGTAGGCACAGGGACTTCCCTTGACAGCTTCACATCTTCTGACCGTTTATATCTCTGTTTCTCAGATGTTACGGGCGGTATTTATATCACCGTAGCGTCTGCAAATGGCACAGCCAACACAATGGCGGCTAAATACTGGAATGGAGCGTGGACTTCATTATCACCTACTGACGGCACTGATACCGGCGCATCATTGGCTCAAACCGCAGCTGTTACATGGACAGCTCCGACAGATGCCGTCTTTGCTTCGTTAGGCGGCGTACCGTCCAGGTATGGTTCACCTTATGTT